CTTCGACTACATCGCCGAAGCGCACTTGACCGCATCCCCGCACTTCTACGGCGACCGCGTACCGCTGGCGCACTTTGGCGAAGTGCTGCAACAAGCAATCGACGCACTTAACGCACTTGACCGCATTAAGAAGGCGCTTTTCTACGGTCGCGACCTTGGCATTACCAACGTTTCGGGCGAAGTGTGGCAGAACTGCAACGGTCTTCCCGAATGGATTTCCAGCCATCCCGACGAAGACGCGAAGGCCCGCAACATCATTCATGCAATCATCGGCAAAGCAACCGAAGCGGGCGAACTGTTGGAAGCCCTGCAAGCAACCGCCATTGAAGGAAAGCCCTTCGACGTTGCGAACGCTGGCGAAGAAGTCGGCGACGGCTTTTGGTATGACGCCCTTTTGGCCCGCGCTTGTGGGCTTACTTTCGACGGCATCCAGCGAACCAACATCGCGAAGCTTCGCCATCGCTTCCCCGACCGTTTCACCGAATACGACGCGAACAATCGCGATTTGTTCGGCGAACGTCGTATTTTGGAAGGCAAAGCCGTCGAACAAACTTCATTGTTCGAACAAGCTTTAGACAGGCTGGAAGACGTTTTAAAAGGCGACGACGGCCAAGCTTACAAAGAAGGCGAAAGGTTTTTGCGCAAACATCGCGAAAAAGTTTCGTCGTAACGCTTGACAACCTAAAAAGCCGTCGTATAATACGAACCATACCGGCGCAATTGTGCGACGGCTTAAACGAAAAGGAAACCAAATTATGTCATTCAACGAAACCGCAAGCCGCGACGCAAAGATTCTTGCTTGGGAACAAGCCGTTAAGGCGCTTGCCGCTGCGAAAGACGCCGAAGCCGCGTTGCGTAAAGAAGTTTTGGCCGAAGCATTCAACTTTGACCCCGAAGCCCTGCGCGAAGGAACCGAAAACTTCGAACTTGGCAACGGTTACAAGCTGAAAGCCGTTTTCAAAATTTCGCGCAATTTGAACAACGAAGGCGAAGCCGTCGATAAGGTCTTGGCAAAGATTGAAAAGACCGGCCCAGAAGGCGTCTTTATTGCCGAACGTTTGGTTAAATGGAAGCCCGAACTTTCTTTGACTGAATACAAGAAACTTCCCGAAAAGTTTAAAAAGCTGTTCGACGAAGTTGTTACTTCGAAAGAAGCAATGCCCGCCCTTGAACTGGTCGCGCCGAAGTCGAAGTAAAAGCTTGACAAGTACGACGAAGTTATTTAAAGTAGCTTCGTTGTAGTTCAAATAACTTGGAGAATTTAAAATGAAATTGTCTATCTTGTCGCGCTTCAATGCGTCGCTTCTTTTTGAATACGAATCCGAAGAAAACAGCTTGAAAATTACGCTTCAAGCTGCGGTAAAAAACGGCGCTGACCTTCGCGGCGCTGACCTTGACGGCGCTGACCTTGACGGCGCTAACCTTTACGGCGCTAACCTTGACGGCGCTAACCTTCGCGGCGCTAACCTTCGCGGCGCTAACCTTGACGGCGCTGACCTTGACGGCGCTAACCTTTACGGCGCTAACCTTCGCGGCGCTAACCTTCGCGGCGCTAACCTTGACGGCGCTGACCTTTACGGCGCTAACCTTCGCGGCGCTAACCTTTACGGCGCTAACCTTGACGGCGCTAACCTTCGCGGCGCTAACCTTTACGGCGCTGACCTTCGCGGCGCTAACCTTCGCGGCGCTAACCTTTACGGCGCTGACCTTCGCGGCGCTGACCTTGACGGCGCTAACCTTTACGGCGCTAACCTTGACGGCGCTAACCTTGACGGCGCTAACCTTCGCGGCGCTAACCTTCGCGGCGCTAACCTTTACGGCGCTAACCTTCGCGGCGCTAACCTTTACGGCGCTGACCTTCGCGGCGCTAACCTTCGCGGCGCTAACCTTGACGGCGCTGACCTTGACGGCGCTAACCTTGACGGCGCTGACCTTCGCGGCGCTAACCTTTACGGGGAAAAGCTTACTAAAGCGCCTTTGCAGTTGAATAACCTTAAATGGTTCGTTTTGATTTCGGATAAATATTTGCGCATCGGTTGCCAACGTTTCACCATTGAAGAATGGAAGAACTTCGATGATGAAACAATCGTTAAAATGGATTTTGCGGCGCTTAAATTCTGGCGTAAGTGGAAAGCGCCTATCATTGCGCTTTGCGATGCCCACAGTACAGCGGAAAGTGCAAACAGCGAGGGCGACGAAGTATGAACATTCAGAACTTAAAGCCAGCGTCGGAACTGGCGCAACGCTTCGGGGTTAAGGCGCTTGTTTATGGCGGGCCGGGCATGGGCAAGACCCCGATTATCAAGACTGCACCGCGCCCCGTTCTTTGCGTCGTAGAACCCGGCATGTTGTCCATGCGCGACGCCGTGAATATTCCGGCTTGGGATGCTTACACGCCCGAACGTATCGACGAATTCTTTAAATGGCTTTTCACTTCGGCGGAAGCAAAGAACTTTGATACCGTCGGCATTGATTCAATTTCGCAGCTTGCCGAAATCATCTTGACGCAAGAACTTAACCGTAACAAAGACGGTCGCAAGGCTTACGGCGAAATGTCGCGTCGCGTTATGGAAATCGTAAATGCGTTGTATTACTTCCCGAACAAACATATTTATTTGATTGCGAAGCAGGCAAGCGCAGACGAAAACGGCGTATCGACGAAGAAGCCGTATTTCCCCGGCCAAGATTTGAACGTAAAAGTTCCGCACCTTTACGACGAAATTTTGCATCTTGGCGAAGTCAATATTCCCGGCCAGCCTAAACCCGTCGTCGGCTTCCGTTGCTTGCCGACCTTCGGAATCATGGCGCGCGACCGAAGCGGGCGGCTTGCTGAAATCGAACCGCCGAACTTGGATGCAATCTTTAAAAAATGTATGTCTTGAAGGTGAAACTATGAAAATCGAAACAGCAAAGAATTATCAACAGCGCATCAAAGAAGCGACCGCGCATCTTAACGAATTGTTTAAGGCTGCGACCGTGGAAGGAATGTGCATCGAAGTTGATACGCAAGAAATTTCGTATATGTCGGCGGAACATAGTTGCCCCGTCGTTCTTTCTTGTGTTAAAATCAAACCTTCGAACATCGAAGTTTGAAAAAGGCGAAAACGACGGCCTTAACTGTCGTATCTTTTCGAAAAGGTAAATCAAAATGGCACAACTTTTGCAAGCGTTCAACGCACAACAATTCGACCCGACCCAAGGCGGCGGAAGCCTGCCCGTCGGTCGTCATCCCGTCATCATCGAATCTTCGGAAGTGAAGGCGAACAAGGCGAACGACGGCGGTTATCTTCAACTGAATTTGAAGCTTATCGACGGGCCGCAGCAAGGCACGACCGGCGCTTATCGCCTGAATCTGTACCATTCCAACCCGCAAACGGCAGAAATCGCACATCGCCAGCTTTCCGCGATTTGCCACGTTATCGGCGTCTTCAACGTGCAAGATTCGCAGCAATTGCACAATATTCCGTTTATTATCGAAGTAGGCTTCCAAAAGGGCCACGAACCCGGCAGCAATCCCGAAGCGAAGGGTTACACCGAAGTTAAAAAGGTGTTCGACATTAACGGCCACGAACCCGGCAAGGCAGGGCAAGGCGCACCGGCTGCGCAACCGCAACAGCAACCGGCCCAAGGTGGCTTCGGTCAGCAACAACCGCAGCAACCCCAAGGCGGGGCAGCATGGGGCGGGCAACAGCAACCGGCGCAGCAACAGCCCGCAGCGCAGCCGCAAGGCAACGCGCCAGCTTGGGGCGGTCAGCCTGCCCAACAGCAACCGCAAGGCGCACCGGCTGGCAATGCCGCCCCGGCTTGGGGTCAAGGCGCACCGGCTCAACAGCCCGCGCAGCAACCGGCCCAACAGGCGGGCGGCTGGCAACAGGGCGGCGGGGCACCGGCTGGCGGCGCACCTTGGGGCCAACGTTAATCGTTAGGTCGTAACTTAGTCGGGGCTTCGGCCCCGGCTTTCTTTAGGGGTTTATTTATCGTATGTCAAACCTAAAAGACGCATTGCCGCCGCCTAAGCATTGCGATAACTGTTGTTCGGTCAATATCGAACTAACAACGAACGATAAAATTTACGGGCGCATTTATGGCGAATGGCCTAAAATCTATTTCTGCAACGATTGTCGCGCGGCGGTCGGTTGTCATCCAAAAACCGAACTTCCGTTAGGCCGAATGGCAGACCGTCAAACGCGGCAACTTCGAAGCCGGGCGCATGATGAATTCGACAAACTTTGGAAAAGCGGTTTAATGTCGCGTTCTAAGGCGTATAATTGGTTAGCTTTGGCGCTTGAAATTGACCCGGCGCAATGCCATATTTCATGGCTAAGTAAAGACCAATTGAAAGACGTTGCGACGTTATCCGCCGACTATTTAAAAACCCATGAAAAGGCGTTGATTCGCCGCAAGGAAAAACAAGATGCCAAGCAAAGAAAGCAATACGAACGCGAACAAAACGAACAGCGCCGAAGCGCCGAAGAAATCAAGCGACGGAAAGCAAGGCATTAATTTGGATTCGCCCGGCGTATCGAAAGCCCTTGCAAAGCGAATTCTTGAAGAAATCGACGAATATTGCGTTCGCACTTACGACGGCGGGCACCGTTCGCACCTTGGCGCGTCGTTGATTGGTCGCGAATGCAAGCGTTATCTTTGGTACGTCTTCCGCTGGTGTTTGCATGAAAAGACGACCGGGCGGCAACAACGGTTGTTTAATCGTGGGCACCGTGAAGAAGCCCGTTTTATCGAATGGCTGGAAGGTATCGGTTTTAAAGTCTGGTTCGAAAATCGCGACGAAGCCCCGAACGAAAAAGGCGAATACCCACAATATCGGATTTCCGACGTTATGGGGCACTTCGGCGGGTCGCTTGACGGCATAGCAGTTTTGCCCGAACGCTACGGTATCGAAGAACCCGTTTTGTTGGAATTCAAGACCAACGGAACCGGCGCGGGTTTTAACAAGCTGGCAGACGACGGAATGCCAATCGCAAAGCCGGAACATTTCGCGCAAACTTCGACGTATGGCAAGAAATACAATTTCCGATATTGCGTTTATCTGAATATCAACAAGAACGACGATTCGTTGCATGTTGAAGTCGTGAAACTTAATCACGGCTTAGGCGAACAAATGATTATGAAAGCCGAACAAATCATTTTGTCGCAAACGCCGCCCGCGCGTCTTTCGGATAATCCGACGTTTCACAAATGCGGATATTGCCATTTAAAAGACGTTTGCCATAAAGGCGCGGTCGTCGAAGTCAATTGCCGAAGCTGCGCATTTGCCCGGCCTGTTGAGAATGCCGAATGGTTTTGCGAAGTTCATAACGGGAACATTCCGAAAGAATTTATCCCGACGGCCTGCCCTTCATATAAGGCAATAACGCAAAATGTCTAGTATTTATGCGAACCGCTGGTATCAAGACGAAGCGGAATACGCAATATTCGATTATTTCCAGCGCGGCGGGGTCGGAAACCCTGTCGTCGCCATGCCGACCGGAACCGGAAAGTCGGTCGTTATTGCGAACTTCATTCGTAAGATTTTCGAATATTGGCCGAATCAACGAATAATGATGATTACGCACGTTAAAAAGTTGATTTCGCAAAACGCCGAAAAGCTTTTGTCGGTTTGGCCTGTCGCACCAATGGGCATTTATTCCGCTGGCCTGAATAGCCGCGAAATGATTATGCCTATCGTGTTTGGCGGCGTTCAATCAGTCGCGCCAGCCATTAAAAAATCGCTTGAAGCTGGCGACAACAAGCCGCCGCATTTGCGGCATTTTGGCTGGCGCGATTTGTTGATTATTGACGAAGCGCATTTATTAAGCCCTTCGGAAGATACCCAATACCAATATATTATCGCCGAACTGAAAAAGATCAACCCGAACTTAAAGGTTATCGGATTCACGGCGACGCCTTACCGTCTTAAACAAGGCATGATTACCGAAGACGACGGTATTTTTACCGATATTTGTTACGACATAACCGGAATCGAAGCCTTTAACCGGCTTATTGCCGAAGGCTATTTGTCGCCGTTGATTTCGCGCCCGACTGCAACGAAAATTGATACGTCGAACCTTAATCTTTCAAACGGCGATTTTAACAGCAAGCAAGCCGAAGACGAAGCCGAAAAGGTCATTTACGAAGGTTTGAAGGAAACTTGCGAACTTGCTTACGACCGTAACCATTGGCTTATCTTTGCCGCTGGCGTAAAGAATGCCGAACATATCGCGGCTATGTTGAATTCGTTTGGCATTCCGGCAATTGCCAGCCATTCGAAATTAACCGAAAAAGAAAACGATATTCGCATGGCGGCTTTCGAAGCTGGCGAATATCGCGCGCTTGTGGGCATGAACAAATATACGACGGGCTACGATTTCCCGGCGATTGACCTTATTGCCGACTTTCAGCCTACTATGTCACCGGGCAAACACGTTCAAAAGGGCGGGCGCGGAACCAGACCGTCGCCAGCTACGAACAAAGAAAATTGTTTGTTCCTTGACTTCGCCGGAAACGTCAAACGCTTGGGGCCGATAAACGACCCGGTAAAACCGCGCAAACCCGGCAAAGGTGCGCCCGGCGACGCGCCGGTTCGTATCTGCGAAAACTGCGGCGTTTATAATCATGCTTCGGCGCGTCATTGCATAAACTGCGGAACCGAATTTAGTTTCGAAACGAAGTTGTTTGCAAATTCATTCGGCGGCGACGTTTTGCGGTCGGATGCGCCAATAGTTGATTATTTCAACGTGCAAAAGATTATTTACAACTTGCACGAAAAGCGCGACGCAAACGGCGTTCTTACTTCGCCGCCTTCGATTAAAGTTTCGTATTTCTGCGGCTTTCAAATGTTCAATGAATGGATTTGCCTTGAACATCCCGGCCTAGCAGGCAAGCGGGCGCGCGATTGGTGGCGACAACGCCATTACGAAGACCCGCCCGTTACGACTTACGAAGCTTTACGCCGCGTTTCCGAATTGCGCGTTCCTTCCCGCATTCGGGTTTGGACGAACAAGAAATATCCCGAAATCTTATCCGCTGAATGGTGAAATTATGAACGAAAAGAAAATAGGTTGCATTGGGCACGATTGCGGCAAATGCCGTTTGCCGTCGCCCGATTCCAACGTAGAAAAAAACCGCGAAATGTTGTTGCAACGTTCAATCGTAGGACTTGCAAAATATGGCGTAACAACCGACAATAACCCGCTAACGCTTCGCGCATGGCTGCAACATGCCTTAGAAGAAGCTTTGGATATGGCGAATTATCTTCAAGCTGCAATTACCAAACTTGACAACGAAGGGGCAAGCAATGAAAACGCAAATCGACAATAACGTTCCGCTTCCGACCGAAGAAGCGCCCGCAACCCAAGCGCCAGCCGCAGCCGAAGCGCCAAAGAAGAAACATCGCGCCAGACGGCCAAAGGCAACCGCAAACCCTGCGGCGTCGTTGCTTGCGGCTTTGAAGTTCGTTGCCGTCGCACAAAAGAAGGCCGGAACAGTTCAACAACAATTCGGCATGATTTCCGGCAATTGGGCCGCAGCGTCGAACGGCGTTCTTACGGTCGCAACGAAAGTCGAAGAAGACTTGACAGCGTGCCCACATACTTACCAACTAATCGACGCGCTTTCCAAGGTCGGCGAAGACCTGTCGATTACACAACTATCACCGAACGCGCTTGCGGTCGTTTCCGGGGCGTTTAAGGCGCTTGTTCCGTGCGTTGCCTTCGGCGACTTCGAAATTATCGGCCCCGACGAACGTTGCGCCGTAATCGACGACCGCATAAAAGCCGCCTTCGAAGCGGTCTTGCCGCTGGCAACCGACGGGGCGCAACATGCGCACCTTGCCGCCGTGCTGTTGCAGTCGGGAAGCGCCGTCGCGACGAACGGGCATGTTCTGGTCGAATACTGGCACGGCATCGACCTTCCGCCCGGTATGCTGGTTCCCAAGGCGTCGGCGGTCGCCATTGCCAAGGCAGGCAAGGCGCTTACCGGGTTCGGCTATTCCGGGGCGTCTGCGACGTTCTGGTTTGAAGATGATTCGTTTATCAAGACGCAACTTTTCGGCGAACAATACCCGAATTACCAAATCATTTTCAATTGCGAAGGCTTGAACCCTTGGCCCGTTCCCGAAGAATTTTACAAGGCCGTTCGTTCGATTGAATCATTCAGTCGAAGCGGGATTGTCTATTTCGAAGACGGCATGTTGGCTTCGAATGAACAAGAAACCGAAGCTTCGACGTATAAAATCGAAGGTTTGCCCGAAGGAATGGGTTTTAATGCGAAATATCTTCTTATGGTCGAACCGTCGTTTAAGAACGTTCATTTCGACGAAGATTCGAACAAAGCGTATTTTTTCGGCGAAAACGTGCGGGGCGTTCTTATGGGTATTGACAGAAACAGCGCAACGCCGTATAATGCCGAAGCTTCGACCGAATACGAAGACGACATACCGTTTTAAAAGGAAACTTCGAAGATGTTAGACGAAAACGGCTTTATCAAAACAAAAGCGAACCGTAAAATCGACAAGATAGCGTCGGCGGTTCGGCTTATGCTTCGGCCTGTCGAATTTATGACAGACGAAGAACTAATGGCAGTTCCAGCCGGAAGCGTCTTCGTCTTTGACGTTGAATGTTACCGAAACTTCTTTTACGTCGCGTTTAAATGTCTGGCGAATGGAAAGTTCGTCGCGTTCGAACGGTCGCCCGATTACGACTTTCCCGAAATGAAGTTGCGTTGGATGCTTTGGCGATTTTGCCTTGTGGGCTTCAATTCAAATTCTTACGATATTCCAATGGTTGAACTTGCGGCGAAGGGTTTAAGCTGCAACGAACTTAAAGAAGCTTCCGACTTCATTATTAAAAGCGGGCAGAACTACGGAACGAAAAAAGTTACGCCGTTCGATATTGAAAAGAAATATCGAATTCAAATCGGCAAATATAACCATATTGACATATTCAACGTTTGCCCGGTAAATGGCGGGGTTTCCGCCAACCCGGCTTCATTGAAGCTTTATGCCGGGCGTTTGCACGCGGCCCGAATGCAAGACTTGCCGTTTCCCGAATCGCACATTTTAACGGCGGAAGATGCGGCCATAGTGCGCCCGTATTGTTGCAACGACTTAGCGAATACGGAACTTCTATTTAACGAACTTGCGCCCGAAATTAAATTGCGAATGGAAATGTCGGAAGAATACGGTATAGACCTTCGCAGCAAATCGGATGCCCAAGTAGCCGAAGCCGTAATTAACAGCGAACTGCAAAAGGTTTTAGGTTATTATCCGCGCAAGCCCACACTTGCCGCCGATTTGGTCTTGCAATACAACGCCCCGGATTTCATTTCGTATCGTTCGCAGCAATTGCGCGATATGTTTGAAGTAATCAAGAACGCCCGGTTCTATCTTGACGGCTTAGGGTCGCCAATAATGCCGGAAGAAATCGACAAACTGAAAGTTAAAATCGGTTCCAGCGTCTATAAACTAGGCATGGGCGGTTTGCATTCGACCGAAAAGAAAGCGGCGCACAAAGCGACCGACGAAATCATTTTGGCGGATAACGACGTAGAATCGTTTTATCCGCGAATCATCCTTAATCAAAGGCTTTTCCCGTCGCACCTTGGCGAAGCGTTCTTGCAGGTTTATAACGCTATTGTCGAAACCCGCATTCATGCCAAAGGCGAAGCCGCTAAGGCTAAGAAGGCAGGCGACAAAGCCGGGGCGAAGCGTTGGAAGACCATTGCCGACAGTTTGAAGATTACGATTAACGGAAGCTTCGGCAAACTTGGCAACAAATATTCAACGCTTTACGCGCCGCAACTTATGTTGCAAGTAACGATTACCGGGCAACTTGTTTTGCTTATGCTTATCGAAATGCTAGAAGAAGCGGGCATTTCTGTTATTTCAGGCAATACTGACGGCATTGTTTCGAAGTATCACAAAGACCGCCATAACGAAGTAAGGGCGATTATTGCCGAATGGGAACAGCGAACCAATTTCAAGACCGAAGAAACGCGATACGCCGCCGTTTATAGTCGCGACGTTAATTCATACGTCGCAGTTAAAACAGACGGCGGCGACGCCGAAGCGCGCTTTTTAGACGAACGATTGGGCGTCAAAACCAAGGGCGCTTATTGCGAACGCGGTTCGGCCCTTAATTCGATTCTGTCGAAGAACCCCGAAGCGTTGGTATGTAGCGACGCGGTTATTTCTTTCTTGAAGAACGGAACGCCAGTCGAAAAGACGATTAAAGCTTGCCGCGATATTCGCCGTTTTGTTTCAGTCAAGAACGTTAAAGGCGGCGGCGAAAAGAACGGCCAATATCTAGGCAAGGTCGTTCGCTGGTATTACCCGAAAGGCGAAGCCGGTTATATCGCATACGTTGGAAGCGGAAACAAAGTCGGCAAGACAGACGGCGCGCGCCCGGTAATGGATTTGCCGGAAGAACTGCCAGACGATATAAATTACGATTGGTATATTAACGAAGCGGTCGAAATGCTTTACGACTGCGGGGCGTATAAGAAAGCCGAAACCGCGCAATTATTCTTCTAAAAAGAAACCCCGCCGAAGCGGGGTTGTTTATTTTCAAAACGTTTTAAGCAATTTTGAAAGTTATTCCGTCCAAAGACAAATAAGAAACGCCAGCCGGAAGCGCATTCCAAAGTGAAATCGACCCGTTCCCCTGAATGAACAAAGGCACCGGAAATTGCACCGAAGAACCAGAACCGCCAATTCCCAAAGCTTGAACGATGATATTAGCGCCCGGCCCCATTCCGAAAGGAACATAGCCGATAATCGTTGTCGCCGTAGCTGTTCCAGCGGCCAACAAACCTTCAAAATGAACAAAATTGTCGGGGTCAATAGCAGCTTTTGCAGGCTTCCAACCGCCCGGCGACTGATTGGCCCAGCCATTCGCAAGCGTAATCGCTTCGCCTACGCCAGACCAACGACCCCAAGTGTCGGCCTGCGGATTTGAACAGCGAACATGAACGCGGGTCAAGCCGTCGGCGTAAATATTGCAATATTGAAGCATCGCCCTATCGGCTTGAACTACTGTCATAACAAGCCCGTCGGCAGGCCAGCCATTAGCCGCCGTTCCACGTTGAAGCGTAATGCCGTAATCGTAGGTACTGGGCAAGGCTGAAGCTAACGGAAGTTCGAAAGTTGAACCGACGTTGGTAAAATGATTTGTTTTATATTCGGAAGTTTCGCCAAAACTTAGCATTTCATCGAACAAACGGCCCCAAATCATCGGCTGCATTGTGCTAGTCGGATGAATTGCGCGACCGTCTGAATATGGGTTATCCATAGAAAGACCCGCAGACCATCGCGAATCCTGCAAAAATGCGTAAGTGTCAAAGTAGAAGCAACGATAATCGCGCGCGGCTTGTTCATAAACGCCCCGGCATTGTTCGTACCAAACTTCGTCGCGTTTGTTAGGCGTGTCGCTTGTTGAGTTAGGCCCAACAAGAACAATTGCAAGCGCATCAATTGAACCGTAAGCCGTTGAGCGAATTTCGGCCAGTTTTGCGCGAAGGTTAGTCGCGAAAGTGTTAATATTGCCGCCGCTTGTTGCCCCGTCGTTAATGCCGTATTTCAAGAAAATAAGGCGCGCGCCGTCTGCGCCAAGGTCGGGAATAACGTTTGCGTCATAAACGCTAGTTCCGCCGACACCGCGATTCGTTACAAGAAGCTTTGTTTTAAAGCCCTTGCGTTTAAACACTTTCGGAAGAAAAGTCGAAAGAAAGAAATTTGCCGAAGTGTAACCGTCGGTCGTAGTTGAATCGCCATAAACAAAAGAACGAATATAGCTTGCGCCGCCGTTCAAGTCGTAATAAAGACGAAACAAATATTCATGCCCGATTGCAAAAGAACAATTATTGGTATAGGTGTTCAATTGTTGCAAACCGCCCGTAATCGCTTTCACGATTCGCGACGGGCCTTCGATTCGCGTTCCTTTGTTCAAATAGCCGGAATCTACAAGATAATCCGCAGTTCGGCCAATAATACTTCGCCCGATATTTGATTGAAGGGCGTTGTTAATGTTTGCCGTGTCGTTTGTCGAACCGTTGCCGGTTGCGTTGTAATCTTCGAAGGCAGTTTGAAAGCGTGCATCATAGACGCCCCATTTTCCCGCCGTTTGGTCGGTCGCAAACGTGCCCGAAGTATGGTCGGCAAGGCAGACATAAACGAAGCCGCCTTGGCTTACAATGTCTTGCGTTTGGTAGGCCGTAGCAGTGGCCCAAGCGCCGCGAACATGAATCGCGAAATAACGCGAAATCATTTCGGACATAAACGAAGGAAGTGTTTTAACTTGGCGCGGCGCTGGTTCGTTGGTTGTATAACTTCCGTTTTGATTAACGAAAATATCTACACGTTCTTCGTTTTCGCCGAAACGTTTAATTGCGGCGTCGGTTGTCGGTTGCGTCATGTTGATAGCTCCTTATTGTGGGCAACGATTAGACGTATTCGCCGTTTTCGTTAATAATCCCGGTTGAAAAATCTTTGTCGTTTGCGTAATAACGCGCGTCGTAATTGACGGCACGAACAACCGAAGTAAAATTGCTTTGCGAATCTTTTTCGCTTACCAAAAAAGCATTTTCGCGCGGTTCGCTGTTGCCCACAAGTATAAATGTTGTTCGGGCGTAAAAATCATCGTCAAGGGCCAACGGCAGACGCGGGGCGCGGCCTAGAACAACTTTGTCGGCAGACGAACCGGGCGTTACGGGTATTGCGTCTAGTGTTCCGTCGTAAAGTTGAAGAAACAACGTATATTCGCCGTACTTGGTAAAATCCGCTTTTTGCGACAATTTGAGTTCCAAAACATTTTGCGAAATAACTTCGCCGTCTTGCGTATCCGGTCGCGTATTGTCTGCAACCAAAATTCGGTCATTGTTTACCAATAAATCGGCTTCTTGTGTTGCCGTAAATTCGGTAATTACGTTTTGAAAACGAATCTTGTTCCACATACGCCAAGCATGGAAATAAGCTTGTAATTTATTTCTAACGCCTAGACTTTCAATTTCTTTCGGATTAACTGCGCTTCGGTCTTCGGGAATATAAAACGTAACTTGCGCGTCGTCTTCCGGGTCGATATATTGATAAGAAACGCCGTCGAAGTCTTCTTGGTTTCCGAAACGAATTGTTCTAGTTTCAGAACCCGGCAATTTGTTTCGATGATTGAACAACAACGTCGAATCTTCCGTTTGTTTTTCGAAAGAAATTTTAATGATGTTTCCGCGCCTGTAAGCCGTGCAAAATACGGCGTCGGCAATCGACTTCATTGTTTCTTCAAACGATAGATTATCAGAATCGAACGTGTAGCAAAATTCGGCGGCAAGGTCGCTTCCGAAATAATCTTTAACTTCGGCGATTGAATTATAAATAGAATCGAAATCAATTTCGGCGGCTTGTCTGTTGCCAATATGTTTATCTAAACATATTGCGGAAATGATTTCGGCGGCGTCGTTCGTTGAATAAACTTGGTTGGTTGTAAATGTCGAACCGCTTACACGCAACGGAATTTGCCGCGTTACAAGCATGTTCAATTTGCGTTCTTTCAATGCCAGCGCGCCCGCTGTTGCATACGTTACGCTTTGAACTGTTGTAACATTTCCGAAATCAGTTTCGGCAACCGGCGAAACTGCATAAACGTCGCGCCATTTAACTTCATCCACTACGGAACCTTCGAAAGCCAAATCGGAAGGCGTAACGCGACGCGCGCGAACTGCGCAACGCCCGTTAAAGGTAGGGTCGGCTTTAAGCGTGCTGGCGCGCGTGCTGCGGTATGTGGCCGAACCTTCGATAGTCGTTTGGAAGGTTTCAGCCGCCCCGCGCGGGCTTCCGTCGGCGTTGATAGGGGTCAATTCGACTTCGCAAACAACGTCAAATCGCAATTGATTTTTACCGTCGTCTTTATAAAGGCCGTTTAACGCAACGAAGTTTGCGAATACTTGCGAAAGGTCGGTTTTATCCAATACGAACGGCCCTATCCATTTGGAACCAGTTGTAGAAAGAATCGGACTTACATAACCAGTAACGGTAATTGAAGACCATTGCGCATTTACGGAAGCCGGGTCGGAAAGCGTAATAACCGTATCAGAAACCGAAAGAATCGTATAAACGCCGTTTAGATTATAAAGTTCCGAACCGTCGGGAATTCTAATGCCCGCGCTTGTCGAAAGGCCCGAAGCTTCCGACCATTTGGGGTTTATGGAAGCTGGCGAAACAAGATTTACACGGCAATAATATTGCGTATAAGGCGAACCAAATTCGGGCGTAATTATTGCAGATTCAAGCGCAACCGAAGCAATTTCATAAATTCCCGAAAGGTCATAAGTTGTTGTAATAAATCCGTCGCCGTCTGTTTGATTGAATGTTGCGCCGGTCAATACGCATTCTTTGCCAGCCGAATAAAGCGGCGGCAAAGTAGAAGAAGAAATTTCAAAACGGAAATAACCCGCATTGTATGCCGCAATTGTTCTAGTTTCGTTTGCGTAACTATCGTATTCAACAGCCGCCGAAAGTGTAAGCGAATCACCAGCCGCGAATTTATCCGTAAAATCTAAACCTGCGGCGGGGTTCAATTGAATTTCGTTCGGCGCTGCAAATCGAATATTTGAATTGCCGCGCAAATTTTGGTCGTTCGGCGCGCGCATTACTTGACCATTAACGGCATTCGAACGAACGACATTAAGAACGGGCGTGTTTATTGCCGTTCCGATTCGCAATTGCGGGGCGTCATCAGAATTAGGCGAAGTAAAAGGCGAATAAATTTCGACCGAAGTTCCGGCAATATCAATTGCGCGCGTAGTATCGTCGCGAACTTCCAATGAAGAAACTTCGTAATAACCGCGCCCAATGCACATATAAGAATATTCGACTTCTTCGTTATTTACGAATACCTTATAAGGAACGGCCAAAAGGTCGGGCGTACTTCGAACAGTGCCGAAAATGTCAGGAATGCGCGCATTCGGGCGCGGTTTGTTCGAACGTTCCGAAAGTTCGTTGTTTGGCGATTGGCTTTGCGTATTCCGAAGGGTCGGCGTTGGCGGCTGTTGCTGCGCCATAACGACAACAGCAACGACAAGAATTGCGACAAGCGCGTAAATAATCGTAATCGGTTCGGCTGGATAAACAATAACGTAAAACGGGCCTTCGAATTCGCCCAAGCGTTCTACTTCCATTTCCGACGACGGAGTTACGTCTGTCGCGCTTGAAACTTGCTTATGATAAATGCGGGCCGTTGAAGGCCATTCTTTGAACTGTTCCATTAGAAAATCGCGAACGTCTGCGACTTCGTGGTTCGTCCAAGTTTCCGGCTCTAGCGGATTTAATGCAAGTGTTACGATTTTCATTTATAAAATCCTATCTTTTCGAAGCCGCGCGAAGCAACGTCTATCGGTTGAAATTCTACGCCCATTTCGTGAATATGCAAAACACGACCGCGAAGGAATAAGCCCACATGCGGGGCACTTCCCCGGCGCTGCATAAGGGCAATGCACGGCGATTCCGGGGCTTGCAGGCGTTCAAAGCTGCGAAGGTCGGATAACACGGCCCGCCTGTCTTCCGGGGCTTGCAGGAAGCCGCGCAGCTTGTGGGCTAGGTCTTCGCCTGTCGTAGCTTTCCAAACTTCGCAAACGAAATGCGCACAATTATAATTGCGCCGGTCGTATTTACGATGAAAGAAAACGTCGATTGACATACTAAGCCGCCCTAAACGTAATGCCGTCAAGACTGAACCAAGAATTCGAACCGACATACGGTATAACTTGACCGTCGGCGGCAATTCTAACAGCCCCAAAAGCATTTGCCGAAGAAGTCGATAATCGTTCTTCGTTTGTCGGTCTATATCCAGCAGGAAGCGTAAAAGCTGCATTCCCAATGACGCCGATTCCCATTAAGCCGCGTAAATGAACAATTCCGAAGTTATCTTTATAATATCCGACGGGGTTGTAACTTCCGCCAAAGTTAGCCCAAGAATTAGAAAAAGAAGAAGGGGCTTGCCAAGCTTCAAGCGCCGCATTTGCTTTAAGTGCAATTGCCGTTGCTTGCGCCGTAGAAACCGGCTTATTTGCGTCGGAAGTGTTATCGACATTACCCAAGCTTAAATCGGCTTTTGTCGTTCCGTGCGGGTTGCCTGTCGTTGTTTGCGAATGATCGTAAGCGGTTTTTCCCCGGTCGCCACGATATGCCGTTGAAGAAGTTTCGCCCAATGCAAGCGACGCCGAAATTTCAATATATGCCGAACCAGACCAACGATAAGTCTTGTTTGTATCCAAAGCGACGTATATTTTACCGCTTTCGCCGGTTGCTGGAAATCCTGCCAAGTTTGCAAATTCTAAAACATCATCGACAAACGAAGGCAATTGCGAAGCCGGAACTTTGCCATCTACAAGCGAAGCAAAAGCGGAACCAAGGGCAGTATTTAATACAGAAACAGGCAAGCGCAATACCGAACCTGTTTCCAAGTCGTGTATTAAAAGCGTATCGTTTGAAGTTACGTTGATTGCTGAAATCAAAGGCGCTTCGGAAAATCGCTTGTCTAAAGCATCGTCAAACAAACTCATAGGAAACCCCGCAGCATTTTAAAACGGTCTAACTTATAAGTTTCGCCGGTTTTGTTAATGTTCAAAGAAGGCGCTTTGGCTTCAAATGTCGAACCTTCGCGATTGAATGCGAAACTTGAAACTTCCAACGTAACCGGGCCAAAAAGCGGGCGCGACAAATCATCCGAACGATAAGTTCGATAAACGACAGTTGGTTTAATTCCAAACCCGCTATTTGAAGAAACTTCGTCTAGTTCTTTAGGCAAAACGTCGCCAAGGTCGCCTAAGTTTATTTTAATCGCTTGGTCTAAATCGTCGCGAATGCCTGCGTTTTCAATTTGCAAAGGGTAATAATCAAACGACGCACTTTGCAAAGTTTCAAGCGTAACGGTTACGCCTTCGACTGCATTACGAACAATGCGATAAACTTTCGTAAAATTGGGATGCGAAATTTCCAGCGTTTCAAGTTGAACGACGCTAGATTTCGACTTTAAGAAGAATTCGGTATAAGTCGCCATTATAAAACTTCCGGCCAATCGTTATTTACAATAATTTGCAATTTATCTAAATGCGAAAGCCAATTAGGCCCAAGTGCTGAATAAATATACGCAAAGCTTCCGTTATCCGTATCTTCGTTGGGATAAACTTCTAATTGTGCCGAAATCCAATGCGTCATGCCTTTTTGCGCGGTAAGTTGCATCGAACCGGGGACGAAATAAACTTTATGTTCGGTAAGTTCGAAATCATCCAAAATCAAATCAATAAGAAACGGCGTTGCGCCTTTTCCAGTGATTCCGCGATAAAAAGAACGAAGATACTTGTATTCGTCGCGACCTAAAATCCAAGAAACATTAACGGTCGAAGTTGCGCCGATAATATCGCGACGATAACGGGCCGCGCCGCCGTCAAGTTGCGTTGCTACGACTTCTTTTCCGTCGGTTGCGGAATACGCCGAATTGTCGGGCGGGATTATGAATTTTTCCATTGCCATGATTTACCGCCTTCTTTGCGTTTGCGTATTCTGGCCTAGCGACTTCGATACGCTGGAATTCGGGTTTCGAATCTGCGCAGCAACAACGCCCGGCGCTTCTTTTTGAACAACGCCCTTCGCTTCGTCGCGTGCAATAATCCGAATATCCGTTTCGCTTAATTGTTGAACTTCGAAATCTTTAGACGTTCCGTAATTTTCAATAGTTACCGCAACAGCCGCGCCCGAAGAACTAGAACCAGCCGTAGAAGTATTCGAAGAAACATACGAAGCGCCGTTGCGGATTGCTTCAAGATTGCCGACCCC